TTGATTGATACCGCTATCTGGGGTAATACCAGATAACGATTTCAAATTCATTGTAATCATTGTATTAGAACCGGTAAAATTAACACATTGACCTCTACTAGCACAAGCAGCACAAAATAATGTTGCATCTACCAAATTGGTAGTATAACCTAATACCCTTGAATGATTAAGAGTTCTAAGTACAGCATAAGTACCAATATTAGTAAAATCAGCAGTGGTTGTAATTGGAATATATAATAATGAATCAATACCTTGACAATATGTCATTAATGCCTTTTTAACAGCATCTTCCATTAATAGAGTTGTTAATATTCCAGTAAAACTAACACCACCATACGTTCTGAGAATAGCAGCTTCTATTGTTTCACCAGCCGCATTACTACCATTTATAGCACTTCCGGTTGTTATATCAAGATATGTAGAACCAGTTATATCAGTTCCTGAAGTTGGAGAGGTTAAGACTACACCAGTCCCAATACCAACCTTTTTACTCGTAAATACTATTTCAGAACCACCACTTGAACTTTGTCCAGCGGTTACTATTACATCCTGTAATTTATTTTGTATAATATTAATTATATCATTAAGATAATTTGCTTCCTGAATATTGGAGAAATTCAACCCACCAATGGAAATAGGTTCACTTGCACCATCAATATCTATATTAAAAGCACCATTGGTAACTGTTTTAAAATTGGCTAAATTGGTTTCTATACTTTTTGTTGAAAAACTACCGGATGTTGCAGAAACTGAATTTAACAAAGGTATAATAGTTAAAATACCACTACCTGTTAATATATTTGGAGATTGCGAGAATATTCCGTTAGCCATCTGGAATGTTAATGAATTTACACCAAAATCATTGGCTACACTAGTAGCATCTACATATAATCTAAAAACATCTGAAAACCCGGGAGTTTCATTTGAGAATATAACCAAATTATTAACATTTTTAGCTGTTAATAAACTTTGACCTTCGAACATAGAAACATTAATTACATTTGTAACATCTATTGCAGTTGTCATTTAAAAGACCTCCATTTTATTTTATTATAACACATTTAATCATTTACAGTTATTGTACTTCCATTTTCAGTTAAAGTATAATCTGCTATTTTTTGTGAAACTTGCTCATCATCATATATTTGAGTTTCAAATATATTATAATAATCATTACCAGCTTGAATTAATTTTTCTTTCCTATACCAAGTATTACAAATAAGGATTATACTGAAATAATAAATTACTACTCCACCCTCAAGGCTACCCGAATATGAATATTCTCTATTTCTTGCAGCCTTACCAGAAAATAAACCATCAGGAATTTGGAATATTTTACATTGATACTTTTCCTGCATCTGCTCAGAGTATAATGATTTAATAGCCTGTAATGCTTCAACCTTCCTAATTCTAGCATCTTTATCTTTTGAAAAGAAATGAACTAATATCATCTCTTTCATACCAGTATGATTAATTTGGTACATATCCCCAGAATCACTATATCTATAGCTTACATTATTATAGATTATATCATCCTCAAGAAATTCAATAGCCAAAAAAGAACCAGCTTTATTCTTTAATGTGAAGTCTTGGTTATATAAATAGACTTGATTATCCGTCAAGTCCATTTCATGTATTATTATATCTCTTATAAGACTTTCTACTTCTATATCCATAAGGATTCTCTCTAATATGGGTATTTACATTATATTATATCATACTAATAATTCATTATACTATTACCTTAAATATAACTGTATTAGATTTGTTTTTATCTACAGATTTGGCATTATAAGCTATTAATTCATCAATAATATCGTATCCATTTATCTCATCAGTATTCTGTAAATCAATCTTAAATACATCATGAGTTCTATTGGAATAAAATATAGCTATATTCTGACTTGCTCTTGATGCTAAATTTAATCCATAATCAGAATAAGCATTAGCACCACACATTGATGATGAGCGACAATATATATCACCAATACGGCAAGAATGAATATGACCAATAAAGACATAATCAATAATTATATTTTTCGTGGCATATTTACCGATAAGTTGTTGAACTGATTTCTCAATTTCATTTTTTACTGATAATCCATGAAGTATTAATATATTACTTCCAGCAATATTCATAATATGTTCAGAACTATTACTTTCACTAAATGTAATACCCTTGCTATTTCTAAATGCTATTTTAAGCATATTTAAAACAGTATAGTCATAATTATCACTAGTAAGTATTTCGGAGAAACCTAATTCTATTTTTTTACGTCCCTCATTTCCACTAACACCAGCTATGGTAATATTGTAATCTTTATTTAAATCAATAATAAACTGTTCAATTATATAAAAAGCTAACATTGTAGCCTTACTTCTATTAGTAGCTTCATTTAGAAGTTTATCTAAAAGGACATCATTATTAATTATATCGCCAGTAAAGGCTAATAGAATATTAGAAATATTAATAGTTCTAAAATATTGTTTCGCTCTTTCAGCTAACAACTTAAATCTTTTTGAAGCAATATTGAAATCAAATTTATTGCCCTCTATATCTATTAATTCATTTAAGTGTGTATCAGATATTTGTATAACCCCTACAGCTTTATTATTAATAATTTCATGCTTAATAGTAATTGGCTTTAATTTGGTTAATGCCTCTATTAAAGCTTTATTGTATTCTTCAAGACTATTTTCAATTCTTGCATATTCCCTGAATGTCTTGCGTTCTATTCTATTGGTATCCTCAGCCCTTTGTTTTAACTTTCTATTACGTACGTTTTCTTTACCCATAGTAAGTAAACTATCATCCTCAGATGGATAATATCCACCTCTGAATTGAGGTATTAAAAACTCAACATCTCTATATTTAAAAGAATTATTATACTTAAGTAGGGATTTTGCAGTATGTGAAGCGGGGCATCCATTATCATTCCACCATTGATATAAATCTTGTTCAATACCCATAGTTTTTCCTTTCTAACTTGATTCAAAATCTTGAACTAATTGATATTCGTAATATCCATTAAGATAAAAATCACTTAAATCTATAATCTTATAAGTATGTATCCCATAACCTATTCTATCGCCAGCATCTAATGCTATTTTAGTAAAAGTGTGTATTAAATACTGCTTATATCGCTTTTGCTCATATGATCTAATTTCTAAATGAGTTGGTTTATAAGGTTGTATAACACCCTGAAAATTAATAGTTCTTTGGTATGGAAATGTTACATCGCCATTATTATCTATTACGGGTTTACCCTTAATAATAAAAGTTATATCGGTTTGCCAACCATATAAAACTTGAACCATTTGAGGTGTATATGCTTTTGCGAATTTTTTATAAACTATCATTAATTACTCTTTTTGATTATTTTACCAGTAATGGCACGAAACATTTCGCCGGTATCTACCAATATAGTAGTGGTTTTCTTTCGATTAATTGTATTTAATGATAAAGGTTTCCAACTTCCAAAACCACCGGTGGAAAAAGCTTCACTTATTATGTTAGTACAGGACAATAGAACTAAATTAATCCAGAAATCAAGACCTTTATCTATTATTGTTTTAAAGTGTTTGTCTGTAGTGGTATAAAATGATAAAATAGAATCTCCCTTAAACAATAAAGGAAATATCATGAAACTTCTTTGTGGAACTCCTATACCGAATTCATGTTTCCAACCAATTGTAGCATTTCTAGTACTATCAAATATACCTATTTCAATAAATGATTTTCTGGTTAATTCTCTAATTAATTTATTAAGCATAGTTTTATTAAGTTTAATTTTAAGAGTAACATCACTCACGGCAGTGTAGTTCCACTGATATGAACTATATTACCCCTTAATAATGGCATTATTTGAGCTAAATACATTAAGCCATAATTTGTACGAGCATAACCATTAAGAACTATATCATCAAGAAAAGACCCTGGAATGCCAAATTTAGCTTCTAAGTCTTTAGCTCTATTTTCTGCCTGAATATTTTGACCGAGAGATTGAATGCCAATATCAGAATTTCTAAGATTTTGCACCAAATAATGTGCTGATAATCTCATAAATGCTATTTTTAGAACAGCATTATTACTAAATAAATGAACATTAATCTCATTAATGGCTTCAGTCATTGCATTATCAATATAAGAATCAATAGCATTACCACCCGAAGAATCCAAATAATATTCACAATTAAAATCCTTCAAATAATATGCTTTAAAATCATCTACAGTTAATGTTTTTAAATATGCAATGCCAAACAGATTAGCCATTTTTTTTACCCTTTTTACCCTGTTGTACTTCAGGTTTTTGTGGTATGGCATTTTGCTTATTATTTTTATTCTTTTTCTTGCTCATTTTGATCTCCTATTTTTTTGTCTGGATGTGTAAATGTATCAAGTAATTCTGTCATTGTAGATATTTCATTTTTTAATTGTGTTATATTTATATTCAAACCATAATTTTCATTTTTTAATAATTCAATATTAGATTGTAAATCAAGTATTTGTTGTTTTAATGTTTTATTTTCATTGATTAATTCATTGGATGCCCCACCCATTGTGGATGGGTCTATAACCATATTGGGATACATTTTAATTAATCTTTGAGCTTCATCAATTGGTAATTCCATTGACGAACCTGGTTCCAATCTACCCTTTGATACGCCATAGGCTGATCTACTTTTATTGTAAATTGTTTGTGTTTCAATTTGATCTGTCATAAATTTCCTTTCTATTTTGAGTATACATATCTATTATACCCTAATTTTTATTTATTAAACATTAAGGAAAAGGGGCATAAATACCCCTTTTCTTTTTATTCAAATATAGTTGCTATTAATTAAGGATTAGTCCAATCTAAATAATACATATATTGAAGTAAATTGCCTATAACACCAGTAAATTGTCCATAAGAACTACCAGCCCACTCCATACCATTTGCGGTATCAACAACTGTGGTTGTATAGTCTATTGGGATACTCATACGTGCCACATCCTCATCATATCTCATAAGGACGTATCTATTCTTTCCAAGGTTATTTTGTGTTTGATCGCAATACAGTAAAGGCTGAATTTTGAAATCAGGATTACCAGTCATTTTCTTGAAAGCATTTTCAAGATAATCAATTCTGGTATTAAATGGAGCTACGAAACTACAGGGTTCACCTAATCCCAATAGATCAAAATATGGAATATAAAACCTATCAGGTAATGCCGTATTATTAGTATTAGCAAAGTATTTGGGAAGAATTGTAGCTATAAAAGCAAAGAATTGATCTGTTGTCATTGATGATAATGATTGTGTTAATGTTGTTGTGTCACTGTAAACACCAGTTAAATTTAATAAACCTTGAACACTTGGATCACCGTTTAAACCAAGAAAAGCAACTTGCTGGATACCCAAATCCCATGATGTTTTTCTTGCTTCCTCTTTTAATTCTATAGGAGATTTTGTAACTTGAAGTTGACTTAATTGGTTAATTTCAAATATATTATATTGATAACCTCTTAAGAATTGTTTATGAGGAATAGTTAGACTATCTATTGCAAAATTGGCTTGATGTTGTCTTGGATTATCAGCACCGGTATCCATTAATGATTCTTCAAAACCACCATCACCCACCTGATATGATCTATATTGAACCGTGTGTGTCATGAATGCACCTTGACCAACAGAAACAGGAAGGTAATCAGATGGTTTAATTCTATAGAATCTTTGTTGTACTACTCTTTGATGTACATATGTTAAGTTTGTAATTGCTATTTCAGCACCAAGTGTACTGTTGTTAATTCTCTTGGCAGCACCTAAAGAATTACAAAGTTTCTTAATTTCTTTTTTAGATGAAACGTCATCTTTAAAGAAATCTACTATTTTTTTACCCCGACCCAATAAATCCACTTCAAAGATTCCTTGAGCGTTCATTGCGTATGGCATTTTCTATGTACCTCTTTCTAATATATTAAACATTAATTATAATTTAAAACTATGAAGATGGAGCGTGTGGAGCAATACCAAGCATATCAAGATATACTTTAACTAAAGCACCGGGAACAGCAGCACCAGTTCTAGCATGACCAATAGGTGTATTGACTCCACCCCAGGGTTTTACTTGAACTTTAGTTGGGACTGTTTGATTATCATACTCAAGAAGATCACCAGCATTAAATGAAGATTCAGCGGTCATCCACATAACACTCATTTTATCAGCCATATTGAATACATCACCAGCATTATAACCATTACCACCAGTTCTAATCTGTAAAGGTACAAATCCAGCAATATCATCACCAGGATTGGCGGCTACAACTTCGGTTATATTAAAACCGGTATGTGAAATCTTGACGGCAGCACCAGGAATTAAAGGATATGTTTGAGCCTGAGCAACCCTAACATCAAAAGTATTATTAGGTATATTATCCAGCATTCCTTGTATTGGTGTTGGTCTAACTTGAGCTAACTGAAAGGGATTGTTAAAGATTGGGGTAGACATATTATTTTTATCTCCTTATATAAATTAATATAATTTTTTACCTAATTCATTAGCAGCCTTTGAATCATTACAAAGAAAATCATTAACATCATCAGAATTATAATCTTTATAACCCTGTGCCAATTCCAACCATGAATTATCTTGAGAATTTTGAATTTTATTAGAATTATTTAATTTTGTAATAACGGCATTTGCAATTGAATTAATGAGTTTTTCATCAATTTCATTTTTAGTATTCTTACGATTTTCTTTGTGATCCTCATCATCATCGTCATCATTTTTAGTATTCTTACGATTTTCTTTGTGATCCTCATCATCATCGTCATCATTTTTAGTATTCTTACGATTTTCTTTGTGATCCTCATCATCGTTCTTTTTAAAACAATTTTTCTTGTTTTTCTTAGAATTATCGTCGTCATCGTCGTCATTTTTACTGTTTTTTACATATTCACCATATGCACTATTTAACATATTCATGTAATCAGCAGTTTTAACGGGTTGACCATCAACCTCAACATCTTCAGCAAAGTTGATAAGTTTTGGATTTACAAGTTTTGGATTTAACAAGGAATTATCCTCCTTTTTTTTACTACTATTAGATACCATATCTTTTATTGATTTTATACTATTTAATACCATTGGTCTTAACATAAATTTATCACCTGAGTTTTGTAATATTTGAACATCTTCATATCTTGGGTCTGGTACTATTGCTAAATGATCAAATACACCATCTATAACTTCGCAATCATAATCAATTCCATTATGTTTACCACCCTTGTTCGTTCTTATTATATCATATGCACAAGAAATAAGCCATTTTTCATCATCCAATTTTCCTTGAGCTTCTTTATCAAATACAACAAAATCACAATAATACCAATTATCTGCACCCTTAAATGCTTTACCTACATAACCAACTTCTTTATTGTTACATTCTTCCTCACCTAAATGATGAACATATACAGGACAACCAACATATGTATGGAGGAAATTCATAATACCTTCATCAGTTAAAAGTATTTTATATGTTTCATTATCATAACCAGCTAAACCAGGTTGTAAAAATGAACAACAATAACTTTTACTTTTATGATTTTTTCCCTCTTTGGTAGACATTTATATTTTTAAGAACCTCATTATATTTTTTATTATAACACATATTTTAGAAAGAATATAATTTATATTAGAACTTGAACTATTATTAACCTTATCATCGCCTTCATACGGTACTATTTTACCTTCTTTTGACAATTTAACAGTTACGGGTAAAAGATTTTTATGATTAATACAATCTACAGCATCCTGACCATCAATTAAACCGGAATTAAATGCCTCCAATATTCTATTAAATTCTTCAGTCTTAACAGTTTGTTCCTCTGTGTGCTTTAATATTCTTAATGATTCCCACTCTATTGTTAAATCTTCAGGACAAAAACCAAATAGATGACGACAGCATAAACCAATAACATCAATAACAAGATATTTACATTTAGCTCTAATTTCAGATTCAACCATTGCATTATAATTTTCAATACCATCATCTCCACTACCAAAACCGGTCGCAGTAGTACCAAACAGTTTGGGTATTGTCATTCTTAATGCAGATGCTACACCAAGCATAGATTTCTCATACATATCAGATAGTCCCGAAAATGCTATCTGTTTTTGATGATATGTATCTTCAGTATCCACGCATATACCATTCATATAATTTTTGGAGTGATTAGCAAGTATTATTCTTTTTGTTATTGATTCAGTACCCTTTTGTGTTGCTAATGATGTATTAAAGTTTTTAACACCATATACATCAATTTTAGCCTCATCAAGTAGCTGATATATTACATCCTGTATTTTTAAATATGAATTTAAAGCCCTTATTACAGATTCAACCTCACTCAAGCCAAAACCTCTTAGTCGGGGTCTAACTATAGATGGTGGTTCTTTACCTAATACCCTAAGAACATTGCTCTTATGGATTCTTTTACCATACAGATTATACGGTATATCCTGTTCTTGTCTCAGGAATGGATTGGAATAGTTTAAATTAGAATCTGTCAATTCCCAAAAGTCAGCAGCATAAAATTTTAAATGACCACCTGGTTTTATTAAATCCTCTTTTAATTGAATTGCTGGATTTTGATCTGTTAATATAACAATACCAGCTCCTCCAAATAATCTACCCCATTTTAATGATTGAGCTATAGTTGCAAGTATAGATTCTCTCTCTATATATGAATGTAATTGCTTTAATTGCTTATCATTGAGTTCTTTTGTTTTTATTTGAACACCTTTTGAAAAAGCATCATCAACCGGAACATCAATAAAATTCTTAATTATACCATGTTTAACATAAGCAAAGTTAAGTAATATTCTATTTGTAGTAATCAAATAATATGATGTATCATAAATAATAGTATTAGGTTGAGATGTTGGACTTGTACCAGCATCCATTCCACCACCAAAGGTACGTGATATATCACTTAATGAGTTAGTTATTGTTTCTATTTCTTGAATTTTTATTTTTTTTTCAGAATCGTTCATTTTTTTCTCAATTATTATTAAAAGTTGAAAAACACCAAGTTATATCTAAAAATCAGGTTGTTGCATATTAAGGTCTAAATGTAATACCATCAAGTACAATCCAAACATTACTTCCTATCATCGCACTAACACCTCCAAAAGTATAAATATTTACAGCACCAAAAGTATTATTAGAATTAACGACAAAATGAAGAGCCTGTGTTGGTGCATAGTCAGCTGGAAGTGTAAATATAACTGCATTCATAGTTCCATATTTAATCATTCCTTCTAAATGTACTATGCCTTGATTATCCTTATAGAAAGCTGCTAATGGATAAGGAGAACCATAATTAACCCAACTATTTTGAAAAGCAGGCTGACCAGTAGTTCCAACATAATGCCTTGCTTCTAGTGAACCATTAGAACTAGCCTTAAAAATAGCATTTCCACTACTAGTATCCTTAGTGAGAACATATTCATTGGTAGCATTAGAAACATTAGTAATATTATTTAAAGCAGTCTGTTGACTTGATATATCTGACAAATTATTAGACACATCAAGAAAAGTATTGGGTTCTACTTGATTTCCCTCTATTTGAGTTCTATTTACTGTCATATCATTATCCTATTAATTTAAATTTAATAGGGAGAGAAGAAAGGTATTCTCTCCCTACTAAATTATAACATATTAATACTGATAAGTTACGGTAACTCTTTCGCCACCAACCATAGCTGATGTAAATGTAATGGCAGCACCAGAAATAGTATAATCATCACTACTACCAACCGTTTGATACATACCATTCTCATAAACACTTTCACTTAAAGATACTGGAGTATGAGCTAAAGTAAACAGTGTTTGTGATGCTGTAGCTGTAAATGATTCTCTGTTTAAAATTGTTGCACTAGCCAAACTTGATAATGCAATGCCTGAATCCTCAACAATTTGACCATTTGTAGAATCCATTACTACTATATTACCAACTGTTGATACTGTTGATGCACTTGTTACGGCATTAACTAAGTTAAATTGAACTATATTAAAATCAGCACCCACTGAAGCTTGAGTTCCACCAATATTAGTGGTTATACAAAGAACCTGATCGCCAGCCTCAACCTGAACACCTGAAGCACCACCTATTTTACCAGCTACACTAATTGTATAAACATAACCATCAGTAGCGGCAGGGTAATTAGGATTAGATGAACAGTCTATTACACCTTTAAATTGCATAGGTTGAGGTAAATTACTTATAGCATTATCAACATATGTTTTAATAGCTTTTTCGGAAGGAATTAATGTGTCTGAATCAGATGCTAATGTTCCATCGGTTGTTAAATTTGATGCTTTTAATTGTGCATCATTAGTTACATTACCCAAACCGACTTGAGTGGCGGTTATGCCTGTTAATGATGAACCATCACCAGTCTTAGTTAAATAACTTGATAAATCTTGATCTCCAGTATTTGTACCCGATGTATTTTCAATTACCGTTAGTTCGGCAGCCGTTACAAAATTCTGATCTGCGGTTAGGTTTAACTTACTTGATGGGATTGATGTATCTTGAATTTGTGTTGAACCATTTAATTGTGTTCTTGATACTGTCATTGAATTATCTCCTATTTCATCTACATTCGGAACTAAATCCACGTTTGGTATATCGTCAAAAGTATTAGTCATAAATAATATTCACACTCCTAAAATTTAATTTTAATTTATATTCTAAATGGAGGAATATTTAATGATACTGCCCCAGTGTCTGACGTTGATACAGATACATTACCCGATGTATCAATTTCTATTTGATCATTAACAAAGGAATGCGTGCCACTATATGAATTAAACAACATATTATTACTTGGTATATATCCTGTTGGAAGTGTAAAAACAGTTGTGCTATTTGCTCCAGATTTAACCATTCCTTCTAAAAATACCAATCCATCAGAGTTTTTATAATAAGCAACATTCGCAAAACCAGAACCATAATTAACCCAACCATTTTGAAAAGCAGGCTGATCAGTAGTTCCAACATAATTCCTTGGTTCTAGCACTAGGGGTGCTAAGATTACTGTAGCATTATTTGTTGCTTCAAATGTTATACCGTCAAAAGTCATCTCTTGTACACCATTTGCAGCATTTGTCATTACTGTACCGTCTGTACTAATAAGTAATTGAGCAATACCACTATCAGACTGTACATTAAGAATCTTATTTGTGGAAGGTCTATAACTGGTAGGTAGTATGAAAATGGCATGCATAGTACTACCACAATTTATTAGACCTTCAAGATGTACAACACCAAATGGGTCTTTCCAAAAATTAAGTCCTGCATAACCAACATCGTTAGTATTTCCATAACCGTTCTGGAAAGCAGGTTCACCCTCAGCCCCTACAAAATGTTTTGCTTCTACGGTAATAGAAACACCATTGCTACTATTACTCAAATTATTAATTTCATTATTTGCTTCTATTATAGTATCATTTAATTCTTCTCTGAATTGTAATCCATCTAATCCAGCACCAATTGTATCTAATGTCATATTTTTCTCCTTATTAACTATATGAAACCATTACTTTGTCATTTAGTTCTAATCCATAATTAAATGTAATTGTATCACCGGAGAGTACATAATCATTATTAGAACCAGGATAGGCTATTAATCCATTTACATTGACTGTCTCTGAATTTAGTGCGGGTGTGGCTGTTAAGGTAAATTCTGTTTGGTTTAATGTTGCGGATGGAAATATATCACGCTTAAATGCAACGCCACCGCCGCCACCGCCACCACCGCCGCCAGCCTCACGAAGGGCATCCAGAAACGCTTCCCTTTGTAATATATAATCATTTTCTCGTTCTTCTCTGTCGGCTATCTCTGGACTCATATTGTCTATATAGGTTATTACCTGTAAAGGTAATGGGTTTATACTCATCATCTATTCCTTTCTATTAACCATTATTAATCCTAATAGCATCTATAAGGGATTCACGTAATAATATATAATTATTTTCTTTTTCTTTTTGTTCCTGGGGAACTGGACATATATTTTGAATAAAAGTTATTACTTGACTTGGAATGGGTTGAATAGACATATTTTATTCTCCATATTTTATTATTATAATCATTATATCACAAATTGTATTTTTCTATTAAATTACATCAAGAATACTTATATTTATCATGGAAATACTTTTATTTATAGCATCAATCATAGTGTCAATCATATCATCATGCTTGTTGTGTTTTACATCTCTAGTGAAAGCCATACATTCAGCAATCAAACTGTCTGAAAATTTATTATTAATTGGTAAATGAATCCTACCGGCATGAATATAATCTAAAACATCTTCTATTCTGGTTAGTTTGTCTTTAACTCTTTGTATTGGTATTATTGGTATACTTGTATCATGATTTAATTCCTGTATAAGACCAGTTCCACTTGATTTATCTTCTATATAGAATGCATAACAGTATACATGACGTGAATAATATTCAAATCTTTTCCAGAAATTAATAGCTTCACTTTTTAATCTGGGAGCTTCCCATCTATCTCTAACACCATCAATAAGATATAAATTATTATTTAATACACCCCACGCACTAAAAACACTATAATCATTCCATTCTTTTGTTTTCTGTGCCGTATCTCCAACTATAAATATTCTTTCAAACTCATCAATGGTATCAGGATTATATTTATTAAACCATTCAACATTAATAACACTACCTTTCTCAAATATAGGGTCTTGTTGATATTGAGCATAGAATTTTATAGGATATTTCTCTTTTATCAACTCCATTTCCTGAATGGTAAATCTTTCTTCCCAGAATGATCTATTAAAACCATCAATAGCTGGTATTTTAATAACATCCCACTCGTCAGGTTCTGTTCTTAATAAATATCCACATAGATCATCAACATGTAATCTTTGCATAATTAATATACTTGGTACTCTTGGATTTCTACGTCTTGTGGATAGTTTATTTATATATAAAGAAATACATTCATCTCTAAAATTCTCATATCTTATATTACCTGTGTCAACAGGATCATCTATTATTAAAGCTCCACTAAATACATTTGGATTAATATCTCCAGCATCAAACCCAGTTAAACCACCACCCATTGATTTAGCGGTCAAACCTGTTCTTATGTTAGCACCTTGAAACGAAAAGCTATTTTTCGATTTATCATCTAATTCTAATGGTGAGTTAAACAATAATTGCCATTCTTCACTCATTATAATATCTCTGGTTTCAGAGGATAAATCCTTAATGAGATCATTAGCGTGAGATATATAACAAAATTTATTATTAATATTACGGGCATAATTCCAACTAATCCACAATTCAATTAGTATAGATTTTCCTGAACCAATTGGTATATTAATCATAAGATTACGTTTTACGTTTAAACTATTACTTATATTCTGTAATTTTGATATAACAAGATCGTGAAATGGCTTAAACACAAAAGACCTATTGGCTATAATAGGAAACATTGTTCTTATATATAACTTAAAATCGCTTCTAAGTATATCAGCGAAAGTGGCTAACTGTTCCGGGGTGAAATCCAGTAATGTCTTCATATATTCTCTCAATATGTAATATATAATCTATTATATCATTATTTATTGACTTCTATCGTGAACTCTAATATTGGATATGCAATCTTTAAATATCTACCTAATGCTATTGCTCCATCAAGGGAGGCGTTTAAAACCCTCCAAAATTTATACCGCTTATGTTTATATACGATAAATACATTAAATGGCAAATATCGACTCTCATACGTACTAGATTCCTTGATTAAATTATTTATTTCTTCTATAAATAATTTTACTTTTTCCTGCATTTAGCTTTTCTTTCAAAACCCAATGATTTTATTGCCATATAATACTTTACCAGCCTGGATTCCATATGTTTTCCTTTTGTTTTTGCTGCCGTTATATTATCCATAATAGTTAGCAAATCAGATATGTTGACCTTGATGGTATCACTACTACCTTCATATTCTCCCGCATTAACCTTCCTCATGTACTTTCGGCATATTTTTATTACCTCAGCATGAAGTGAGCATATAAACTGATCTTTTAATTCTTCTTTCATTCTGTTTTCCTTTCACCAAAAAAAGAATGGGTGGTAGTATTATCCCAGATTGATGTTTACCTGTTATAGAAGGTACTGGGCAGGTTCATTCCATTGGCTAAGATTGAAAATATTATGGTCTTAGCGTACTATAACATCAGACCGGCTACTTCGTGCACGTTCACCTAATACTACCACTAAATTTAAATAAAAAGGGTATTTATTGCTTAAATACCCAACACTATATATAGACAAGGTCGAAGAAAGGAATATAATTTATTATAACATATATTCTATTATCCTACACCTACTTCATTTTTTATCTGTTCGGCTTGCAATCTTTCAATTTCCAATTTAGCACTGGCTTCAATAGCTTCGTTTACTTCTTTCCAGTATTGATCTTTAATGGTATCCTTAATCTGCTTGTTTTTTACCAAAAGTAAATATTTTTGATGCCTTAATAGCATTCTGGCTAACATTTTAGCTCTTTTTCTTAGCTTTAATTGCCTTTTATTTAATATCATTCAAGCATTCCTTTTAATATGTCTATTATTTTACTTATCGTTTTCCCGACGTTAGAAAAACGTTTCAATCCACTGATATATACTATAACAAAATATCATTGACCTATTAATGGTTTATTTTTACCAGAAATAGGGGCTAATGTTTGATTACCCTGTATCTGTTGATTTAGTCTCGTTTGTTGCTGGACTAGAATATTCGCATTATGCGAATCTACACTTCCACAGATCATTGCTATTGACGATATAATAGTAAATATTAATGTTGTTATTTCCACCAAATATATCCTTATTATTTTTATTCACTAATAGAATTTGTTGCCGGTGTTGTACTATTTACACTTAAGGCTTCCTGTACACTGTTGGGAATAACACTACTTAATGGTGTGGTTTGAATACTACTTGAATCTGTTAATATACTACCTGTTATGTTTTTAACTAAACTTGTCGGAATTACTACCTTATTGACTACACTATTTGCAATTGATTCTACCTGTGTAGCGGTTGGCTTTTGCTTGTGTAAATATAGGGATACCATTCCTGCTATACCTGATATACCAGCAATGATGGCTGGGATGTTTTGAATAACTAAACCAATGTAATCTGAACTATGCATACTCATAATGGATTTACCCTTCCTTTTTTAATTACTAAATAATAGGACTGTATTTATATTATACCCTGTTTTACTTTTTTTTAAACATCAAGATTATTAATTTTTCTTGATTTGTTTATTTCATTAATACATTTTAAAAATAAAGAATCACGCCTCAGTCTTCTTAATGTTTCATTATCTATAGCTGTATAATTAATAGACTCTTCATTATCAATACTATTATTCATTTATTTACCGTTTACTTGCTTTCATCTTTTTCTATTTCTGAATTCTTTATATCTTTTAATATATTTACTATTTCTTTCATTAATTGTATACGCTCATTTGCAATGTGTTGATTTAATTTTCCACTTAATACCCACTTTGGATACAGGTTTACTCTCATACTTAATTCCCTGTGAGCTTCCTGAATTAATTTATTTATATCCATATATTTAATAATACTCCTATCTTAATCTATTTCAACCTATCTTAATCTATTTTTTATTATTAGATTACAATTATATATTGCTTCCATATTGGTTTCAGAATTGGTTTTCTCTTTTATTGATGTCATGTCTCTACTTAAACAATCAGGTCTTTCATCTGCCTGATTACTTATGTACATAGTATTCATTACTTCAATATAACTAAATCCTCTTGCCAACATAGCCAATATATCAATTTCATGATCTGTTAATTTAAATTTATTTGTCATTCTTGTCATTTCTGCCTATTAAATAATTAATATTCTCCAGAGCGCTTTCATTTTCTTTTTGTAAACTATCAACTTTCTTTTCTAACAAAATTACACGATCAGATAGTTCGTCCATTATATCCCTTATGGTATTAAACATTATGGTATCAAACGTTATGGTACCAATTACTATACTTGACTCTTTCTTTTCTTCTGTATTTGGTTCAATATTAATTGCTAATTCCTTAATTTCTGACATTTTCTTTCCTTTCCTTTCGTTTATTTTTGTTTTATTATTTAAAGCTATACTTTAATTGTAACATCTTTTATAATATGATGGGTTAGATAAATATGTCATGCTATTTTATCTACTTAGCTCTTATTTGCATGATTTCTATAGAGACCCATCATTATTATTATACCATCATTTTTTATTTACTAAACTTATACTTTAGACTAATCATTTATTTGTTGTTTATTTATTATTTCTATTAGTACCATACCCCCCCCCTACCCCTACCTATTAGGTACTTAGAAATTTTAGTAGGCAGATTAATCGCGAAAAATACAGTCCCTTTTTTTTATAGCGGGTAAAAATCCCGATGGTATGCATGTATTTGCATACCTATATATACAATTGTCATGACCCCTGAGTGTATCTCACCTCACCCCCGTATTATATATATACCACGTATTATAATTTTTAAACGTATATACTCATATATATTAAGATATTGTTACATAAGGTATTAACCAAGCAATATACCTAACGAGACCCGACCCCACCCCAACACTCAGTCTAGCATGAACACATGAATTATGATAATTCTAAGCCCATTATAAGGCTCATAAGTAAGCCTAAGTATATCTCGTGATAGATTATAACTAAATGATATTTTAGCCCACTTAAATAGCCCACCATTTATTATACTTTAGAGTAATACGAATATAGTTCTTTAGAGGGATTGAATGATATTTAACAAGTGGTATATTATTATTAAGCAGGCAGACAAGTTGTTATTATATATAACCTTACAGGTTTGACAGGAGGACATTATGTATATATTTAAGACTAGACCATTCGATTTATCAATAGGCTCAATAAGCCTATGGATACGGGTCTCCTGGGGCTTAACCCTGAGAGCAATTAAAAGAAGAATAAGCAAGTAGTTATTTGGAGGATTGGAGGATTGGATAATTATGACAATATTTGTAGTAAATGAGATTAACCCTGAGTTCATAGTCTCAGGGAACAACTGGCAATATGAATTGTCCAGATTATCAGGACTTACATCTGGAAGGGGAAGAACAAATGGAAGTATGCAGAATATGTAATTATAATCTTTATCTTGACAATATAATTTGTATATGGTATGCTTTGTGGCTATATTCCTCTGTGGCTATATTCCTCTTCGTGTGCGGGTTATGTATATGAGGAGAGCCAGGCGGGCGGACGGACGGAGTCGGATGGAACTCTTATGGTTGACTTAATTAGCAAACAGATATATGGAGGGTACAATATGATTTACAATATTAATGACATTACACATGATGTTAATACTCAAGATACCCTAAATAAGATCATCTTGGATGACTACAAGAGGCTAATAGAAGCAATGCAGGAGCGTAACTTTTTCGTTACGCAACAAGCACGTGGCTATAAGCGGCTTGATACCCTTGCTTAGACAATTTCTATACCTAAATCTAAAAAAAATATTGAAAAAAAGTTGTTAATAATAAAAACATCAGTTATGGAATGCCTCACTATAAAGATGCAAGCGTATATGAGAGGTCATTAATAACTCAATAATATTAATAATGGAGGGATACAATATGATTTTATTATTATTAGTAGCTATGACCTGTGGGTCAGGCTTATTGTTAATAGCCATGGGCATCATTGGCTTATTATTAGCCAATAATTAAAAAGAGGCTTTTTTTATATTACCCTGCTCGCGCTCTGCGGGCAGATCCTCTACAAGGTTGATTTAATTATTATACAGCTCCCAATCTCCCCGTGTAAGCGCTTACGGGGCGCCCTGAAGGCGACCGCCCCGTAAGGTTTGTTAATAGTAGGGTTTAGTGGTAGTCAACAAATAAATGATTATTTAGAATATAAATTAATCTACGGTTTCTCTTACAAACAAAATTTCTTTTTTTTTCTCTCAGGGTTCAAAAAAAATAAATTTTGGAATACTAGTGATTTCGTTAAGGTATTTATTCGTAATTTATATACTCTTATTGTACCATATAATTAGGTAAAACTCACACTATATAAATTGCGATTATATATACCAAAATGCACAATATATAAGGGATACATACTAAATATTAAGATTATGTAAAGACTTATATAAATGCGGACTTGTATATTACCAAAATATAAAAAGCTAAAACCACAATAATGTTTAGTAAAAAAAAATCAAAAAAAAAGGATTAAAAAAATTATGAAAAATTTCTTGGTGAAACAAAAAAGGAAACCAAAAATAAAATCAAATCAGGAGAGTATAAGAATGAGTCAAATTAAAAAAGGGGTGAATAAAATGAAAACAACGCGAAAAATGAGTCAAATTAAAAAAATTAATGAAAATACAGGCTTATTTATTTCTGGTACAGGAAAAAAATTCAAATTTACTCTTTTGTTTTTTTATGACGCTGTCAAATTTTTAATGAAAAAATTTGGTATGACAGAGGCATCGGCAATATTTCAGGTAAAATATTATCTTTGCAGTTTGTCTCTGAATGGCTTAACATACTTAAAGAATAATAATAATAATGCACTTAAAAACATTGTTGCATTGGAATACGAATGGGACGAAATGTGGATAATTTATTAAACTTAAAAAAATACTTGTATGAAAATAAGCTTAGGATAATTGAATATTTAAAAAGTTTTATTCACAAAAGGTTTAATAAATAAAATAAACGGGTATAAGAGTAAAGTAAAGAAAATAAAAGGAATGAAATTATGAGTACAGTATATTTTTTCCTACTAGTTAGTAGTATATTATTGTCTACATTAATTATAGTTATTGCAGTTGCGAAAGCATTTTTTGTATTTAAGCATACTGATAATTTATACAGCGTGAAAATACCAAAAATACTAAAACTATTAAGACTATTTAAAGATGATGAGACTATCCTCATAAGAATAACAGAAATTCTTAACGAAAATAATAATATTATAATTATGATAAATTAAAATATATAATCTTAAAAAAAAATGAGTAAAAAAATTATGATGAATAGTCACCCCTTAATTGTTATATTATACCTAACTATTATATATTTTTTATTATTTAATATATTTTGGTTTACATTAATTTTAAGGTAAAATTATGAATGAATTAAAAATAGCTGAGGATT